CAATGTACTTGAATTGATGGAAGCCGAGTTCAATGTAATTGTTCCGCCACCTGCTACGACTATAATTGTACCTGAGTTTGCCGAGTAATGAAGCCAGAGGATGAAATCGACTTACTCATTGATAACTTGGTTGACAACGCCCGCAAAGGTGCAGACAATGCCACTGCGAGAATCATTAAGTTACTGGACAAATACTTGGATGGCTTTGAATTATCTGATGGAACTTTCGTACTATCAGAGCAGAACAGCCGATTGCTTACCGGATTGGACTCCGAAATTGCCAAAGCAATCAACGCAAGCACCTACCCAGCAAGCGTGTCCGAAATTGTCCGAAGCCTGCCCGAAATTGAAAAGTTAAGCGAGATGGTACTGCGACAATATAACAGCACCTTTTCGTTTGATTTTGATAAGTTAGGTGTAAGCCAAATTCGTTTAATGCAGACTGAAACAATCGTTCAGAATATGACTGGCACTGGATTGACTGCGGAAATAAGACAGCCAATTCGAGATGCTATTAATCGTAATGTGTTCGCAGGTGCTAAGGTAACAGATACTAAGAATCGTTTAAGAGAGTTCCTTCTTGCCTCCGACAAAGACAAGTTTAATCGAATGGCTCGATATGCTAATGTATGGGCTCAGGATGGCATTATGCAGTACGATGGTATGATTTACGATAGATTCAGAACTGAGTACAAGCCTAACAACATCCGATACATAGGTAGTCTAATTGGTGATTCCAGACCGCAGTGCGTAAGGTGGGTTGGAAAGTATCAAAGCAATATCCCAATTGATAAACTTCAAAGTGAAATTAATTGGGCATTTAATAACGGTTCGGGCATGAACCCAGCAACAACAAAAGAATCATTTTGCACATATCGTGGAGGCTTCAATTGCCGACACAAAGCCATTCCAGTATTTATCTCTCCTGATGAAAATGAGTAATACAGAAGCCGTTCTAATTGATAGAATGAAAGCCTATGCGTTCCCGATAGCCCTTGCCGTAGTTGCATTCTTTATGATGCGTTTAATTAGCGGAATTGATTCGATACAACAAGACCTTGTTGATATTAAAGTTGAGCAAGCCAAGCAACAAGGATTAATTAACGGCAATATTCAATCAATCGAAAAGCGTTTGCAGGTGATTGAAAACAAGATAAATGAATGGGAATAATTATTTCGTAACTTTGTACAACAACAATAAATTAAAATGAAACATTTAGTAACACTTATCTTCCTCTTTGCATTCGCCTTCATCGGCTTGAGTGCCCAAACAAAAGATACTTTAACGGTATCTCAAAACACATCGACAGGCGTTATTACCGTTCGCAGTCAGAAGTCTGGTAATCTCGTTATTAATCCATTCGAGTATAATGGATTTGGAAACATTGAAGCCGTTTACAGCACAGCAAATGCGGATACAATGGTATTTCTAAGAAATGTTAAAACTCAGACCGTTATTACTCGTTATCGCAAGACAGGATTCTTCTTTGGTTATCGTCAATTGGGTATTACTAATGCAACTGCACTTTGGTTGAATGCCACTTATTTCAATCCAGTTAATTTGCGTCAATTAAATGTAACAACTGCTGTTCGTGACTCCTTGGCTATTTGGGGTACAGTACCAGCAGGAACGATTATATTCAACACTACAATTGATTCCCCTCAGATTAAATCATCTGGCACAATCTGGCGTACATTCTAATTTAATTTACTATGCAGAAATTAAACGAAAAGCAGGTATTGGTTCAAAATACCAAGACAGGCAAGCAAGTAGTTCTTTCTAAGCATTTTTTTGAGCGTCAAAAAGGGTTAAAGAAAAACGGTTTTTCTGATTTCGAAATCGTTCCTTCTTTAGTTGAGGATGAACCAAAAAAAGCAAAGAAGTCAAAAGAAGTAACCGAGTAAATTAATTAGTCAGCAACTATGAGTAAAGCAATCGAATTTTTAAAAACTATTGGCGTTCCTGAGGATGTAATTACATCAATCGAAACTGCCAATGATGAAACAGACCTTTCCAGTCTTGTGGACTTGACCGAAAACCATTTTACGAACTATTATAAAGAGCGTGTCAAGGATGAAATACACAAGGCTGGAAAGGGTTCTGCCTATGCCGAAGCAAAGAACTTCGTGAAGAAACAATTCGGGTTAACCGAAGCGGAAATTAAAGAATTGGATTTCCAAGGCGTGCTTAAATTGGTGAATGACCGAGTAAGCGAAAAGTCGGGCAATAAAGATTTATTAGAGCAATTGAATCAAGCCAAGCAAACGATTATCGACTATGAAAATCGGGTAAAAGATTTTGAGGAAACCGTTATTCCTTCTATCAAATCCGAATCCGAATCGGCAATTCGTTCGTTCAAAGTTAATCAGGCTATTCAAGCCGAGGTTAGCAAACATCCTTTGATTGGTGCATCTCAGTATGTCGTACCCGGATTTACTCAGGATTTCAACAAGAAGTATAAAGTTGAAGTTGACGATTCAGGTACAGCAGTTGTTACCGATTTGAACGGTGCGAAGGTTTACGACAAGAACAAAAAAGAATTGACCTTGTCTGAATTGATTGTTATCGAGGGCAAAGAATCCAAGATATTCAAAGAATCGAACGGTGACCCACAACCACCGAAGCCGGGCAATGTAGCACCTGTTACCCCACAGCCTGCACCTGCTAAGAATCAAATCAGCAAGTGGCAACAGGAGTCAGCACAAAGGGTCGCTGAGATGAAACAGCGTGCTGGATTGAACGGATAAATTTTACTAATGCTCAAACACAACTAACCCGGCTTATGTCGGGTTTTTTGTTTTTATCGAAATTCTATTTATCTTTGTATTGTCTGATGCCAATCAGGCTTAGGAGGCGTCCATCCGCATTAGGGTTATCCCCTCGAACCCACAACAGACGAGGGATTTCAAACGCAAATAATAAACTTATTTATCATGTCATTTTCCGCAATTTGCCCGGCTATAAACGAGCAATTACTAAATTTGGCTAATGAGCATACACCTGCCATCAAATCAAGTCAGGTAGGTACGCTTAGAGCCGTTAGCGACCAATACAATCGCTACAATGTGAACATCGTTCCATTGAATCGCCAGAATGGTCAAATCAAAACCGTTCAGGTAATGTATCAAAAGCGTTCAACAATCAACGAGGTAACATCCACGATTGATTCTTGCTTGAACGGTCCTTTCGATGAATCCGATAACTTCGCAGAGAATGTTACAATCGGATTCCAAGCATCTCAGCAGTTCAAATACACTGAGGAGAGCATTCGTGAACTTTGCGAAGGTCGCAATTCTTGGGTGACTAAGGACATTGCTAATCGCCTTGATGCGATGCGTCAGTACATCAACAACGACATCATTACCGAGATGCTTGCAAACTCTGGTAATTATGCTGGTGGTACTAACTCTGGAACATCCCCAATCGCATTGAATCTACTTGAGCCAATCGCAACAGGTGGTATCACCGTAGGTAACTACATTGGTGAGGCTACGATGTTGAACACTTTGAGCGATGCTCGTGTATCAGGTCTTCCAATGGCTATCGGTAACGGTGACCTTCGTACCTATACCAAGATGCAGAAAATCGGATGCTGTAACAACGGTGGTATCGACATGATGCAGGCTGGTCAGTTCGCATATTTCGAGGATGACCAATTGACAACAGCACTCGCAAACAACAACTTCTATGTTCTTGAGGCTGGTGCATTGCAATTCATTCCAGTACCGTTCTACTTGGGCGAATACGAAACATTGACCGAAACAGAAACTCGTTCAACTATTGTTGACCCATTGATTCCCGGATTGGTTTACGACTTCAAAATCTACAAGCCACAAGGATGCGATGAGTGGAATGCTCAGTTGTCTTTGCATTACGCTATCACTGCATTGTACAACAACAATTACCGCACAGGTGACCCGTTGTTGGGTGTAAATGGTATCTTCAAATTTAATGCTGCGACCTAATCGTGGTTTTAAATTACTCTGACAAAACGGTAAACATCCGGGTGGCGAAAGCCCTCCGGATGGTTGCTGACACACTCGAAGGGTCGGGGTATCATGTTCGCATGTTACCTCTTCCCAACGAGGTGCAGTTTCTTGCCTTATGCAAGGCTGGCAAGGCTTTGAAGCGATACAACACTGCTCGAATTGAATCGGGATTATGGGAAGTAAAGCAAGATAAAAACATTGAGGTAGTCGACAAGACTTGGAAAGGCTTGCACGATGGTTCTGGTGTTTATTTTACTTTGCACTGGAACAACTCAATCCACATTAAAGAGTTTTTGCCAGATGAGTTATTTGATAAAATATTTGAGGTTGCTTCGAATCAAAACAAGTTGGTTGAAGTGCTACATAACAAAGAGTATTCGGTAATATATTTATATGAACCTGATAAACTGCCTTCGTAATATAATTGGGTCAAACAATCCTGCTTGGAATGTTCCGAGTGATTTCAATCTTTATGTTGAATCGTTACCGGGCATATCAAGAGCGGATATTATTGCAATGACCGATTCGGACTGGCAGACAACAGGCGATTTTATTCAAGATAAGGTATCGTTCAGCATGAACATGGTCGTGGCTGAGTTGTCGCAATGGATTATCCAAGACTTCCGACAGAACTCAATTATAGACCGTATGAAGGCTGGAAAGTATCCAAACAATACGATTACTTACAACACGACAACTCCATTGAACAGGGGTATTAAATTCGTTCGTAAAAAGAATGATGACTACGGGCTTCTTGTTGTGCCAAATATAAAAGTATTGGTAAATAATAGTGGTTCAGTAACGGTAACAATTTCGGACAATATCGGTCAGGTTAAGACCTATACAGAAACGGTTGTGGCTGGTGTGCCTTATGAAATTAATACCGACTTTATTACCGATGGTGGCGAGGTGTTTTTGACCATGGATAATACATCCATTGACACTGCTGATTTAAAGGTAGGAGGCTGTTGCAATCGTCCTTACAATGAATCGAGCGTTGGTGCTTGGCGTGTTTATGGTTGGGATGGTTCTGTTGCAGTTGACAATACTTTCGGTATAATCGCTGAGGCTCAATACCAGTGCGACCAAAGCCAAATAGCCTGTATCTTTCGGAATAGTGTTAGTTTCCAGCAGGCGTGCATGTATCGCTTAGGTGTTGATTTATTGGACGAGTTAATTAATACAAGTCGTGCCAATTCTAAGACCATTCACAACAAAGAGGAAAAGATTGAACTGCGGAATAAGTTCGAATTGGATTACGAACGCAGGATGGAAATATTACGGGTCGAAGCAAGAACGATGCTGTCAAGACCCAGAACGAATTGCATAGCGTGTAATGGAACTCGCTACGCTGAAACTCAAAGGCAATCTAAAGGATATTACAGATGAAAAA